AGGTTCAACGCAGCGTCAGCATTGGAACTCTCAGCAACAGTCCGTGTCAAGGTTCCAGCGGAATAAGTCCCCGTACCAATCTCCCAAGCCGTACCATCCTCAATGACGTAGCGCACCACATCAGTGTCAACCACGCCAGCATCAGCGAACGACTGGTAGCCTGCCTCAGCAGTGCCAAGGGTGATCGTTCCAGTGCCAGTCGTGGCCGTGGTCATCTTAGCTCTGTTGACGAGAGTTACCATTTAGAGAACCTCTTTAGGCTGGATCAGGAATGCCGATAGCTACGGACGATAGTGTGAAGGTGTTACCCGATGTAACTGCTTGTGATGCAGAGAGGGAACCTGTAGCCAGAAGGCGAGAGTTGACGGTATCTACAATAGCGTAGTGGGTGGCTGTACCCGTACCTGTGACTGCACCATCAGTAATAGCTGCTACAACAACCTCACGACCACCACCAGCACGATCCTGTGGGGCACCAATACTTAAGCTAGTAGAGTTACCCAAAGTGTTAGTGCTTGTAGCAGCTAGGTAGGTAGTAGCCTCAATAGAGGTAATATCAATACGGTTAGCTTCGGTGTCTAGGACGGTTAGCCCGTTGTCAAACACTCGATCATTAAGAGTTGCCATTATTTGTTTCCTAGTCCTTAATCTACGTGTTTATTGCTCTTGGATATATTTATACTAGCAGGAAGTAACTGAAGGTTCCACGGCACATGAAGACCACAAACATTCTCACCCTTTAGAGGAACGATGTGATCTACATGATACTTAATACCACACAGACCCTCAAACTTCTTAGCTAATAAGTACATAGCCTTTATATCTTTGTGGTGAGCTTCGGTTAGCCAACGAGGAGTGGCTGACAATTTCCTAGACCTATGTTTCGCGCTTCTGTCGTTATAGTACGCACTACCGTGTGTAGACCTACGATGTTTGACAGCTTTTGCCTTTACCGCTTCAGGGTTGTCCTTAGTCCAAACCTTAGATAATTCAATCTCACGGTCTTTGTTCTTTAGGTAATCCGCCTTACGTCGTTCTGATCTACAAGACTTGCAATGGGACTGTAGACCGTCGTACCTTTTAGAAGCCTTAGAGAACTTACTTGAAAGTTTAGTTTCTTTACAACTAGGGCAGTACTTCATTTGGATAATCCTTTTGAATTACTGTACACAAGACTCAGCTTAGGTTTAGAGTAACCCTTAAGTGCAAGCTCCGTTATCGCATAAACCATGCTATCATATCTGTCAGGAGACTTGTGGCGACCCATAGGCTCATAGGTTGTCATCTGTGTCTCAAGCTCTGTAAGGCTTGCCTCAGAGTCTTCAGGGTTCCTGACGTGCTTGACCTTACCACGTTCGTAGAGGGCGCTCACAGGCTCTGCTCTAGCGATCTTAGCGGTAGAGGCGTGTACACCCTTGAGTGGGATATTTTCATCTACAACACGGAACAAAGGTGGGATCATGTCCTTACCTTGGTTAGTCTCATAGATAAGCCTATCACAGTTCTTCTCATAGAACAGATTAGCTGCACGTTGACCCCATACTTCAGGGAGAGCCTTCATGGTGTAATCACCCAAGACATAGACGATACCGTTAATGTCGATACCTGCAAGACAGATACCAGTCATATCAGATTCTACGTTAGCTGATACGGCAGGGTCTACAGCTACAACCTTCCTGACTAGCTCTGGAACATCCTTAAGATCAATCTGACTTGCATCAATCATGTCTAAGGTCCAGAGGGAACCTTCGTTCTCTGTCAGGACTTCCGCATAGATTTCTTGTCTACCCAAGCGAGTACCTTCGTAGGTAGCTCTTAGGTCTTCAAAGAAGGTTTCTGGTAGGTTATCATTCTCATAAGAGGAACCAGTAGTGATAACCGTCTTAGGGTCCTTAATCAACTTACGGACTAGAGCAGTAGACTTAGGTGTTGTAGTAACACAAACTACAGGCTTCTTGCCTAAACGCAAGCCAAACGAGAGCATGTCCCAAGTGTCTTGGTCATAAGCCCAAGCAGCCAATTCGTCACACCAAGCTGAGTGAAACTGTGGTCCACGAAGACGCTCTGGTTCTTGAGCACTATAGAACTCGACCCTAGCTATTTCAGGCTTGCTGTGGTCACCATCCTTATGCCAAGTCAAGATACGCTTGGTAGGAGACCAGAGGGGGTAGCCAATAACTTGACCCTTATCATTTCTGTCCCCAGCCCAACACAAAGCCAAGAAGCCTGAGTCACCTTTAACCATAACGCGCTCGATGTCGGAGTTGGTAGCAGCTACAGCAGCAACACGTTTGTTACCAGCTTTAATCTGCTTCCTTACCCACTGTACGCCCGTCCAAGTTTTCCCGAATCCGCGTCCACAGTTCAAGAACCATACGCGCCAGTCACCTTCAGGGGCAATCTGTTTAGGTCTTGCAAAGAACTCGTAGCTATACCTAAGTTCTTCAGCTTGCTTAGGGGTTAGCTTCTTTAGCGCCTCTCTAGCTTTGTCTTTAGGTAGGCTACGTAGCTTCTCCGCTGTCAGCTTGTTTATCATTGTCGGGTTCGTCATCATCGTCCAATCCAAGGAACTCAGTTAAGGCATCAATAGCCGAGAGGTCCTCATCAGCAGAGTCTTGTTCAACTTCGATATTAGTACTCGTAGGCGACCAACCAGCCTTACTACGAAGGAACAACTCTTGTGAAGGGAAGTGTCCGTATTCGCCTTCCTCTAGTGCTCTCTTGATTACCTTAGAAGCTACCAAACCGTTAATCTCAGCACGAGCAGCTTCTAGGTCTGACTTGTAGTACTTGTAGAAGGTATTAAGGGAACGAGGGGCATCAGCATACTTAGCCTGAACCTCACCTACAATATCCTTAACGGAGAGTCCCTCAAGGACACGCTTCTTCACAAGGTTGGCAATAGCTTTGTTCTTACCTAGCTTGTTTACTGGCGCACCGAAGTTGCTCATGTTCCATTAGTCCTGTTGGTTGAAGGAGGCTACAGGAGCCTCTAAGGGGCTTCTACTGTAAATACTATAGCCACCCACCTAAGTAGCTCTCACGGGCTGTGTGAAGCTCTCCGTGGCTATCCTAAGGGGTGGTATCTTCTATCATACTACAACCAGAATGTATCTAGGAGTATGTATTCCTATGGTGGTAGCGCAGGTCACCTCTTGAGTAACCGTTCACTACGTTCACTGATCCTACAAACATAAGGTACTTAAGATGGTAGCGCATATGGACCAGATTCTTAAGTGGTATGTAACTACAAACCAATGGTGGTAGACCAAGTCACCACTTAAGTAACTCAACACATCAAGATCAATCATCTTAATCTGCATACCTAAGTAACACTTAAGTATCAAACTCATTATGTAGTTATAATCTTATTGTGTAGCTATACTTAAGTGTTTCTTAAGTGCCACTTAAGTATTGAGTATTTATATACTTGATGAGGATTATTGTTTCTTAAGTTCAGAAACATTGGTGATACCTTAGTGCCCCCTACCCCCTTGAACACATATAAGTCCTTTTCCCAAGGATTTATAAGAGCTAAAGTTCATCTTTTTTGTAGTTATTCCTTAAGTAGTTGTAATCTAACGAAAGAATTATTTACGATTTTTCTCAAGTGTGTCTTTTGTGCAACACTTTAGGCAGGTAAATAAACTTAGAGTGTGACATTTGTAACACAGTGTATCACAAGCTGTAACATTAATGTAACAAAAAGTGAACATGGCTTATAGGGATTGCCAAAGTAAATTTCTTCTTTTGGGTTCTGAGGTGGCTACCGCAGCCCGCGAATCACTCGCCCCATAATCCTAGGGTCCCACTTGTCAATGGCCAATGTGATTACCAAGGAAATAAATCATGAGTGTGACATATGGGCAACACTAGTACGGGCAGGGCATGGCCTAGGATCGTTTCACGTGAAACATATGGTGATGTGACATGTGGGCAACAGTACATAGGGAATCGTGTGGGATACTGAAGAAAACTATTGACAGAGACGGAGGGAATCGCAGCACTTAAGTAAGTAACGCTAACATGAGAATGCGAATCATTCGCAAGTAACTACTAAAAGAAAACCTACGCCAATCTATTGAAAGGCATAGGTTTGTCAGTAGGTCAGTAGGGGCGATATGGGGGCCGCTGAGTGGCCTATAGTATAAGGGGCGACAACCCTAGCCCAAATACCATGATAAGGCACAGGGCG